AATATGCAATTTACAACACCTATCTGGATTACTACTCCAGCTAAGGTTAAACAGTTGGGCATTGTTACTAAGATTATTACTAATACTTTTGTTGATGCGCAAGGTACAATCGAATCAGGAGCTTATCAGAACTATCAAGAAGTTGATTATTTTAGCGGCAGAACTCCAACTGCGGTTGGCGGTGCTACTATTGGTAACTTTAGTCTATTAGTATTAAACGGTTCTGCTACATTAGTCGATCCTGCTGAAGGACTTAATATCAACTGGTATCGAATCTTAGATTTATTTCCAGGAAAATTTACTGCCGGCTTAAGTCAACTTAGATTAACAAAACCCAACGGCACAGAGATTTCTGCTCGTATCAGTTTAGATCCATCAAACGAAAGTATCATGCATCTTGATATTGATCAAGATACCATTCCTCAAAATTCAGAAGTTCCCCCTAATAGTGGTAAAACGTATGTAGATGCTATTATAGATCCTACAACATTTGTGCCTGTAAATCCTGCTATGGGAATTCGATATCTTATCTTAGAAGATATTAACACTAATCCAGAACTTGTTACACCGATGGCTAACGGTGAAGCCGCAAGTGCGTGGCGCAATGATGACGGTACATACCTAATTGCTCATGCTAACGACATTGTAACATGGAATGGATCTCACTGGTTTGTAATATTCAATTCGTCAAGCGTTGCTGACTTTACCTATATAACTAACATTAGAACTGGCTTACAATATGTTTGGGACGGCACTATGTGGTCCAAGAGTTATGAAGGTGAGTACAGTCCAACAAATTGGCGATTGATACTATGAGCAACATAATCTGTAGTGGTGGCATATTCCTAGCAAAAGATACAAAAAGGTTCCTGTTTTTGCTTCGTAACCAAGGCAAAACTGCCGGAACTTGGGGTATTGTTGGTGGTAAGAATGAACCCGGTGATACTGCTCCCATCGACACTCTTAATCGAGAGATTATAGAAGAACTAGGACATTTACCAGTTATTGATAAGTTTGTACCGTTAGAATGGTACACTAGTAAAGATGAAGAATTTTACTATCATACGTACTTGTTATTAACTAAGGAAGAATTTATTCCTAAACTCAACGATGAACACGTTGGATATTGTTGGTGCGACTTAGACCACTGGCCTAAGCCGCTACACTCTGGTGTTAGAGTAACTCTAAATAATAAAATTATTAGAGCTAAAATTGATACTGTAATTGATATCTTAACTTGAACGTCTAACTACTAACAAGTAGAAACCATTCCACCACGCACGTAAATCTTCTTGCTCATTTAGTAATACTTTTGAGTATAGAATATCTAATCCTAACGCTTTAATTCCTGCGTCAGTTCCAGCAACTACTCCATCCCAATTAGCATCATCAACTAAAATAATTGCTTCGTCAGATAAACAAGGAGCATAATATTTGAGTGCGTTCACTGTATTAGCAAAATCGTGTGGGCCATCATAGAAGAAAAAGTCTACATCCTGAATTTCTTCACGATTTACACTAAGCATATCTGCTTCGTAAACAATAATTTTATTGTTGCCTTTAAATTTCTTAACATTTTCGATAAATGTTTCTTTATTATTCGGCGGCATTTCAAATGATTCATTTGCTGGTTGATATGTATCTTGCCAAGTATCAATACAAATAGCTTCAATTGTATTATCTTTCAAGGCCGCACAAGCAGTAGCACCTAACGCACTACCTACTTCTAAGTAACGCTTGCTACCTTTAGCAAGTTTATTAATTAGGCTTTCCATCTTCCAACTTGTAAGTCCAGGAATATCGCTACCTAAGTTATCAATCGCACTATCTAATACAGCGTTAATCGCAAGGTGAACTTTATCACTGATCTTTTCAGTTTGTTTTTTGCTAATAATCTTATCGCAATAATTACAATCCCAGCAATCAAACTTACAAGTCTTAATCTTATCACGCCAAATATTGATTGGCTTGTCTACTAAGTTACTCTGGTCGATAAATTCTTCAAATCCGCCAATTAAGATTTCATCACCGTTAACATAACGAGTAATAATGTCCATAGTTTCTTCTAAACGAGTCGCACTTTCACGACCGTGCATTTTAAAAACATCAACACCTAGGTCAAAGAACTCTACCCAGTCAGCTCTCCAAGGAGGCAAGTTTGCGGTCTTTAATGGAACTGCTGGATCTTCGTGATCCCATTTAGGGCAACTTACACGACTAATAGCATCATTAAAATATTGAGGACGATTTCCAGTGCGTGTATTATTAAATTCATAATGCTCGTCCATCATTGGGCAAGCACCTAAACAGCCTTCATTTGCTAACAAGCTAATAGCAACATCACGTCCTAGATTAGTTTTAACCCATTCTTTAGCTTTTTTTAGTTTTAACAATGCTTCGTGGTCACGCATCAAATCACGATCAATACAGATATAATCAAACCCTGCCTTTGCGTAAGCAATATAATCAGCAGGTGTTGTTACATTACGTAGAATAGTATTTTTAACATACAAGTCAGGGTATCGTGCTTTAACTTGTCCAGTAGCCATCCAATGTAAATGAGGTAAAATTACACTTCTAACACCAGCATCATATAGCGGTTGAAAATTATCTAACCATACTTCTAATAGTTGCTGAGTTGGAGGAACTTGAATGTTGTTAAAGGTAGCACATACTGGGATTCCAGTTTGTTGCTGAATATGTAGAGCGGCATCGATGGCACTAAAAGCATCTTCCTGATTTAGGAATATATCTCCCATCGCATCCTGAGTGAAAGGAGCAATCCTCGATGTAAAATACACATCGAAAATCCACTCCTTATATTTCTTACAAAAGTCTAAAAAATTAAAGAACTGTTGTTCCGTTAATTTTGGGTTGATCGGTAAGCTGAATATTTTTTGCGGTGTCAAGTAAGTTTGGGATTCGGTCATTTTTGGTCTCTATCATTTTATCAATACCAGGTTGTACTGACATTGATATATTATGTATCCCTGCTTGAATCTCACCACTGTACTTCATGGCTAGCGCAATAGTCTGCATCTGATCTTCTTCTGGCATTTGGGTAATGCTATCCATATTACCAGCGCCGATACGACCATAACTAATTACGTCAGTTGCCGCTTGTTTAGCTAAACGTGCTATCCAGTATTTGCGTTCTTCTTCAGGACGCTCTTCTGCGAAGAACTGTAAATCATCTTCAGTAGTAGCATGTTTCTTAACAAAACTCATAAACGCATTGATTTCAGTTTCAGCTTGTAGTAGCTTACGCTTCCAAATAGTAATATCGTAATCATTCTTTTCGATATCTACTTGTAACATTTCTTTTGCGATTTCGTCTGTTGCTTCGGCTTGATCACGCATCCATTTCTTGCGGATGAGTTCAGCTTTGCGTAGACTGGTTTTAATTTCTTGATATGAATGGTAACGTGATTCTAGTTCCATAAATGCTTGACGTACTTGGCGCCAAGGAGTAATACCAGCTCCTTTAGCAACAAAGTTTTCGCATTGATACGCAGTCATACTCATATTGGTATGAACTGCGTATGACATGATTTCTTTTTCAAAATCATTTAAATCGTATCGATTACAGAAATCTGCGTCGATCTTAATTTCTTTTACATCTGATGTTGATATACTATCTAAATCTTTTAAATACGTACTTACTTTGTTAGAATTGGAATCCATGTTTTACCTCAGTTATTCTATTTGGGCTATCTGGACCTTCAGTTAACCCAAGCGCCTGAGCTTGTTTAATAGGCATCTGAAGTCCAAAATACTGCTCGTATTTAATATTCATGTCCCATACAGTGGTTGCGGATTGGAAATCTTTTAGTACTCTTTGTAAGTTTACTAGCATAGTAGATAAACCATCTTCGTATGCTTCTGCTTTTGTTAAAATCTTGTTAGCTAATTCGGTTTTATCACGATTGTGCTCGCTAGCCATATAATCTAAGAACGGAGTTTTGTGACCGTCTGCGCCTTGATAGCGTAGCCATTCGCGAGCTTCGTGTTTTTGTATTTCCCAAGTAGCTTGTTCTACTTTGCCTGCTGGTGCATACGCAAGGAAACGACGTTCGTATTCATCTTCAACAATTTCCTTAGCAAATAGGTACATAAATTGTACTACGTCTGCTACGATTTCATCTGTGATTTCTACAGGTACTTTCATTGCTTCTGGTAAATTAGCAGAAGCAGTAGGATCAGTATTAGACATCCATACTTTAGCCGCTGAACGATAGTCAGCAAAGAATTGGCGACCGTTACGGGCAACTCGTTCTTCAATTATAACAAATTTTGACTTAGGCCATAATGGACTCATTGTATCAAAAAAGTGCTGACTCATTGCTACGCATTGTACGTTGAATAACTGATAAAGATCTTCGCAATATAACGCAGGGTCTTGGTGAGTTTGATCGTAGTACTTAGGATCAATTACATGATCCCCTACTATCATAAACAATGTTCCTGTAGCAATAAAGCTGTTTGCAGGAATTGGATCTCCACCATATACTACCGGAGGAAGTGCTGGTACGTTTGGAGCAATAGCTACGTCCCAAAAATCTAAGTTTGTTGCTGTTGTCATATTAAACTCCCGGACGACCTGAAGCGGCAACTAGAGCAGCCGCGGACGACGCAGAACCCGAACTGGCTCCGTAGTGTCCTTTGTTACGTGTTGCCGCTGGCATACGTGTTTGTGCGTTGTTACTATAAGTTGTCTTATCGCACTTGTTATTTTGTTGACCGTCATAGTTACCAGTCATGTAGCCCCAATCTTGTCCCATCATCATAACGTCTTCGCCGTATGCTGAGATTTGGTTAAAGTAAGCAATTGCCGCACCCGATGTATCGTTGAACTGTACACGGTTTACGTTAACGTTAGATTGTGTACCTACATAGTGCCAACCGTACTTACTTGGAAGGAATTTCATAAAGCTGTCAGTTGTAAATGTAGTAGGAGCTACAAACCAAGAATCGTTTGAATGGTACATACCGCTTGGACCACCACCAATTGACCACCATGATACCTCTTGACCGCCGCCTGCTGTCGCACTACCAGCACCACGGTTGTTACCAGTTGTGTTGTACATAACTTCAGTTGGCATGTGCATCTTTTCAGTAGGACCAGCACCACCAGCGGCATATCCATATTGATATGTAATTGCGGTTGATGCTCCAAATGTTCTACGAGCTGTACCCATATCCCATCCACCTACTGTACCGTATCCCATAACTGCCTGTGGGTTATCATCAGTATATCCAAATGAGTAAGGAGAGAAAACAGAACCGCCACGAACACGACCAGTACCTGTGTACAAGTTATATGATTCAGTATGCGCTGAAGATCCACCAAAGCCGTTGTTACAACCTAATGTGTATCCGTTGTAGTCAGAAAAGAAACCGTCAATATAGTCACCGGTGTTAGTTAACTGGTCACCACAGTAATATGTAATATCAGTAGTGTGCCAAGTCTTGTTTAACGAACGCCATGCGTTTGAACCTTTATACCCGGCAGTACTAAAACCGTGAGTAATAATAGCACGGTATCTCCAACCTGCTTGCGGGTTACCTGATGGGCTTCCCGGATATGTCCAGTATGCTACTGATCCGTCAGTTACTAGCGAAGCACCTCTTGAGTATGCGTCAGTACTAGGTAGAGGATAGATACCTGGAATAACGTTAGTGTTACCAATGTATAATGCCATTTTCTTATTTCCTTAATATTGCTGTTATTTATTTTAATAGCTGGGCTACTAATTCTTTTAGTTGCGCGATTTCTGCTTTTAAAGCATCAATTTCGTCTGCGTTTTCTTTAACACCTTCTGCTAATAACGGTACTAATTTTTCGTACTGTACACTTAGATAGTTTTCACCTGATTTAGAATCACCGTTTTCGTCTACATCAAACCCTGCTAATCCAGTAGCTTCTGGTTGTACTGCGAATACATCTTGAGCTGAAAGACCAACACGTAATTGTCCTTCTTTGCCCTGTCCTAAACTTAGTGCTAGTTCGCTTGCTGTATAAACGAACCCGTTTAATTTACGAATCTTAGCAACGGCATCGGTAATAGGAGCAACTACGTTCTTAAGTCTAATATCAGAATAGTTAGTGTATGCGTCGCCTGTTACGTATAAAATACCGTTTACTTGAACAGCGCCGGTACCGTTTGATTGTAGGTTCAACGTACCTGTACGATACATATACCATTCACCGGTTCCAGATCCTGTAATTCTTGTACCAGTTGCGTTACTATAATTACCAAAGTATATACCTGCACCTGATGTCATGTTAATGTCACCTGATCCACTAACTGCTAAACATACACCAGAACCCGGTGTACCACCGTTAGATAAAGTTAGTGCGCCACCTAGTGGACCAGTAATTGCGTGTGTGGTTCCACCGTTAGTAATTGTTAACTGTGTTCCTGCTAATGTTGTAAAGTTACCAGAGTTGGCTGTAGTAGCACCAACTGTACCGTTATGAGGACCTAAGAATCCGCCGGCAGTTAAAATACCACTACTTGGGTTATATTGTAAGTGACTACTATCAACATATTCTGTAGTAATTGTTCCACTTACTGAGTTTGTAAACACTGGGTAATAAACGGCATTGGTTGTAATATTGGCAATGGTCATCGCTGCCTGTGCCCACTGTAAACCAGTACCAGTTGACTGTAAGAAATAACCACTAGTACCTGCCGAGCCACCAATATATAGCGCACCGCCTAATGTTAATCCACTAGCTATACTTGCGCCACCACTAACTGCCAAGGCACCTGTACCAGCAGTACCGTTGGCTGCAGTTGTTGCTGGAATACTTGCGTTACCACTACCGTCAAAACTCATACGAATGTTACCAGCGCCGTCTGAAACAATAACTGCGTTATTAACTGCTCCAGAACCAGTTGCTCCGCCGATAATAACTACGTTAGCTTGACCAGCTAGTGCGTTACCAGCACCATATCCAATAACAGTATTTTGATAGCCGCCGGCAATATTGTTACCTGCGTTATAACCAATAGCAACGTTATTATAGCCGCCTGTTACGTTTGCTAGAGCATAGTAACCGATACCAGTATTTGCGTAGAATCCACCGTTACCTAATCCCATCGCACGATAACCGATGGCGGTGTTGTTAGTCATTGCGGTATTGTTAACGCTGTACATTGATTGATAACCAATCGCAGTATTTGCTCCACCAGTTGCTTGTTGAAGCAACATAGCTTGGTAACCAATTACAGTATTTTGTCCTGCTGATGTTAATGCGTTACCTGCTTGGTAACCAATTAATGAATTTGAACCACCAGTTAATAAGTTTGCGCCGGCGGCATTACCAACAACGGTGTTTGAACTAATGTTTGCAGATCCTGTACCAATACGTACTCCGCTGTGATAAGCATCTCCAGCAGTAACAATACCGCCACCTGCACTAATACCACCGTAAGTAATAATTGCGCCAGTACCTGTGGATGCTGTTCCGCTTGCTACGGTAATTGCTGTTGATTGAGGAACTACAATACCGGTAGCACTAACACTTAATCCCATAAGTTGCGTAGCAATAGATGCCGCTGACTGACTTGCGGCCGATACGTTAAATGTTAAAGTACCGCCAATTAGTTGTACCTGTGCGTTATAACCAGTACCACTTACATAAGTTGTACCTACGTTATTATAACTGTTAAAACCAATACCTAGAGGATATGTACTTGCGCCAACTTGTAATGCTACTGCCTGTGAATTACCTGCGTTATAAAAATAGCCTGCCACATTAGTAGAGGTATTAACTGTAATGCCGTATGTAGATCCTGCGCCGCCAACACCTAAGTTAGCGTTCATGGCAAATGAGCCACCGATGTTTAAGTTTCCTGAAACACCTACACCGCCTAAAATTTGTAAGGCGCCTGTTGTTGTATTTGATGATGCGGCATTGTTACCTAGATAAACTGTACCTTGATACTTGGCAATATTAATTGAACCAGTGTCAAATATTTCAATGCTAGGTATACCTGATCTATCTGTTTGCGACCATAATGTATTTGCGCCACCTGATCCGCTACTTGGACCGTCTTGAATTAACTGAGCTTGTCCGTAACCTAGAGCAGGTCCTTCGTTTGAAACAGCACCTGTATCTAAAACACGGATATAAGTTGATGCTGAGGTCGACGCAGTGGCACCAGTAAACCTAATTGTAGGTTCGCTTGCGCCTAGTCCTATAGGACCTTGCGGTGTTATAACTATATTGCGATCAGTAAGTGCCATCTCGTTGTTCCATTATTCCTAATATTTATAATCCAAAACTTGAGCGATAAGCGTTGAATACAGTTTTAATTTCTGTAGCACTTAACGCACGGCTGTAAAACAATGATGGTCCTATGCTACCTGTCATCGGTCCAGAATATATACCAATCTGGAATGTCGAGTTGATGCTAGCAGATCCTGCTTTAGTTGCGGTGTTGTCTAAGTTACCATTATAGTAAATTGAACTAGTTCCGCTACCACCTGCTGATCCAGTACCGCTAAATGTTCCAGCCCACATTGCCCAAGTATTTGCTTGGAATGTTTGATTGCTTGATAAATCGCCACCTGTTAGATATGTTTCCCAACGCATTGTTGTTGCGCCGCCCATATAAAAGTTCGCAGTATTACTACCACTAGTAAAACCAAAACTTCCACCAGTTGGGTTAGTACTAGTTAAGTTCAACCATTGGATAACTGTATAACCAGATCCTAAAGTTAAGTTGTAACTAGCATTACTGATAATAGTACCTGCCGCGGCATTGACCCAGTAACCACCAGAGTAAGTAATACCACTCAAAGTTAGTGCGGTATTGTCCATTTGATTAATGGCGGCTGTACCAGATCCAGGATAACATTTGACGTTACGAGGATCGGCCATCAGCTGTAGGCCGCTTAGGGGTATGTATGTTCCGTTAATGACTGCCATATTATTCCTTATGCTCCACGTCTAATTTTTTAATATCTTTACGTTCTGCCCATACTACGTAGAAGCAGTTAATCTTAGCGCCAATTAAATTTGAATTTCCTACAACAACTTTATTGTCACCAATTGATTCTACAAATAGTTTTTGATGGTATCCAATTGGTGTTAAGTCAACTGTAATAGTATCTTCATCAACCAATTCTGTCCAGTACTCTGGAAGTTCAATTGTATTAGACGCGGTTAATTTGCCACGAACGTAAACACCATTCTCTGGACCTTCTAAAGAACCGTATTGTAACTTGTAACCTTCTTTAGTTGGGTGATCGATTAAGAAGCTCTTAGCTGTAGCGTATAATGTACCACCAACATAAATGTTACCACCAACTCCAATACCACCGTTAGTAATTACTAAAGCACCAGTAGTTGTACTTGTTGAGTTTGTAGCATTGTTTAGGGTAAAGGAGTTAGCACTTGTACCACCCCAATACGTCATAATGTTTGCTTGAGTTACAACGGTACTTCCGCCAACTGTTGCTGTATTAGCAACATATAAGCTACCACCTGAGTAAACGTGTGCCGCAGGAGTTACTGCCGCCGCTGTTGTTGGAACATACGCACCTGGATAGTAACCTGGCTCTGCTTGAATACCGTAACAGTAAACACCAAATCCTGCGCTACCTGAGAACAAGCTCAATGTACCACCAATGCTTGTATCACCGCCTAGTGCTGTGTAAGCGCCAACGGCTGTTGCTGTTGCTGTCTGAGGTGCCCATACTGTTACAGAACAACGGTACCAAACCGCACTACCTTGTAAGTAAGGTATTGGGTCAATACGTGCTGTTACTGGATATGTTACACCTGCTGTACTTGCTACAGCTCCAGTTGATAAGTTAAACCATGCCGCATGACTTGTACCGCCAACAGTAATGTTTAAAATACTGTATGTACGATCAGCTGCCGCCATGTATGCGCTAACTGTTACTGGACCTGATTGATTAATTGTCTGCTGGATATAGTGGTTACCACTTGCGCCAGTTTCAATAATCTTACTACCGTTTAGTGTACCGTCTGGACTTGTTGTAGAACCAGCTTGATATGTACCGTTAAACTTGCTCCAGTTAGCCTGTGAGTAGTCTGAACTGTAAACTAATAAGTTTCCACCTTGAGAATATTGTCCGTTGCTTACTGATGCGCCACCAGACTCAATATTATTTTGTGCTTGGACACTTGCTGAACCGTCCATAAACGCACGGCCAACAACAACTGGACCACCAACAAACAAGTCTTTACCAATACCAGCACCACCAACAGTTGTTAAGCCACCTGTTAATGTTGAGAAGCTGATTGTCGCTGTATAGACGTTAATGTACGGAGTACTTGTTGAAGTACCACCACCGCCACCAGATCCACCAGAACCAACTAATGTACCGTTAGCGTAAATGTTGCGAGCGTAAATGTCGCCTTGTACACCTAAGCCACCTGTAATTTGTACTGCGCCTGTTAGTGTACTTGTTGCTGATGTAGCATTTGTAAACTGAGCAACGCCAGTAACTGTTGCGGCCTGTAAGTTTGCTGAACCGACAGTATTTAAAGTACCGCCAATCCAAACGTTACCACCAATGCCTGCTCCGCCGTTAACAATTTGTAGTGCGCCAGTAATTGTGCTAGATGCTTGAGTAGCATTATTAATTTTTACAATACTTGGAGTATTGATAGTGCCTAACGCATTACCAATATTCATTGTTGTTGCGGCACCAGCAATGTTTACAGTAGTTGCTGTTGAGTTAACAATATTAAATGTTGTTTGATCAGTACTAATTGTACCAACTGTATTAACTGCTAGACCGTTAGTAGTAATTAGACCAGCGGCTTGTACTGTGCTACCAAATATAGCATTACCGCCAACTCCTAAACCACCGTTAGTAATTACTACTGCGGCTGTCGTTGTTGAACTTGCTAGGGTAGCATTAATATGATTTGTAGTACCGCTAATTGTTAAGTTACCGGCGGCAGTTAATGTACCACCAACATATAACTGTTTAGATATACCAACACCACCAGTTGTATATAACGCACCAGAGCTTGTTGATCCGCTGTCTGTTGGATTAGCAATATATAACGGAGTAGAAATAGTACCGCCGTTGAACGCACCAGTGAATGCTCCAATGTTATTAGTTGTAACAATTTGGTATCCACCAATCCAGCTGTTAGCTTGTAGGTTAATACTGTAAGCACCAATACCACCGGCAACTTGTAATGCGTTACCTGCGATAGTTGATGTATTGAATATTGCTGAACTGATTACAGTTGTACCTGTAAAGTTAGCAGTACCGCCAACGTTTAAGTTACCTTGAATACCAACACCACCGTATGTTACAATGCTACCGCTTTGTGTGCTGATACTTTGAGTAGCAGTACTAATCAATAATTGTGATCCACTAAAGCGAGCAACTTCATAATTGCTTTGTGAGCCAATTAATAAGTTTGAGTTGTAAGTCATTACAGCATCGCCTTGAGCGGCTGTTGGTAGGAAGTTACTTGCGGCGCCGGCTACACCAATACGCCAGTCTGCGTTAGAGCCTGTGCCTGTTCTTGTTAACTGAATATCAGCGTATTGTGAAATGTTATTAGTTAAGAAGATATGATCAGTGTTACCAGCACGTACATACATGTTACCACGTACATCTAGTTTAGCTAATAATCCACTAACTGCTCCAATACCAAAGTTACCTGAGGTATCAAACGCACCGCGAGCAACTTGTGATGTGCCGTTAGTTGTATAGAACCCTAAGTAACCATTTGATCCACTTAGCGCACCAACACCAGCACCACCTGCTGACATCGATTGGTTAGCATTCATGAACGCAATACCGCTTGTTGCTATGCCAAATAAGTCACGGCCAACAGTCCAACGTGGGTTTGATTCAGTTGTTGCTATTTCATAAATTGCGTTAGCGCCACCACCGTTAGTAATCTGTACACGTGAGTTATTGTATGCGCCAACGACAAAGTTGCCGTTAACTTCAAGTGCCTGGCCTGGAGTAGTTGTTTGAATACCAACGTTACCACCTAACCAAGTTGTACCACTTACGTTCAATATACCGCTTACACTTGCGCCACCTAATACTTGTAATGAACCAGAACCAGTTGTACCAATTGTACCAGAAGCATTAGCAGTAGAACCAACGTTTAAATATCCGCCAGCATAAATGTTACCACCAATACCTAAACCACCATTCTGTACAATTAATGCGCCAGTTGTAGTTGATACTGCTTGTGTTCCATTATTAATTGTTAGTGCGGCATTAATTGTACCACCACTAAAGTTATTAATATTAGCCGCAGTTACAATTGGGCTTCCGTTAATCCAACCTTCTGTAGTTAAGTAGATTGAACGTGCGCCAATTCCACCTGTTACTTGTAATGCGTTATTAGCAATAGTCGATGTGCTGTATGCTGAACTAGCAATAGTAGCACTTGATCCAACTTGTAACTGTTTAGCAATTGCCGCACCACCTGCTGTTACAATAGAACCAGTTGTTAAACTTGTAGCATCAGTTGTAGTTGTTTCAATAATAGCATTGTTTACATAACCACCATTGTAAGCATAACCACCAATGTTAGCCGCAGTAATAATCTGACTGTTATTGATATAACCAGCACCGCTGATGTTTAAGTACTGAGCACCAATACCGCCTGGTGTGTAAATTGCGTTGTTTGTAATTGTTGTTAAGCTGAATAATGTGCTTTGTACAGTTGCCGAACTTCCAACTACTAAGTTCTTAGCAATACCAACACCGCCTAATGTTTGTAAAGCGCCAGTTGTTGTGCTTGAAGCATCTGTAGTACTTTGAATTCTAGAATTCAATACATATTCAGTGTTCCACGGATTTGTAGAACTACCTAAACTCCAACCGCCTGCTGTTGAAGGAATAATGTTGCCTTGTGATTGCCAAGCACTTACACCGTCAAATAATAAACTAGCGAACGGAGTAGTTGTGTTTCCAACTGCGATGCCTGAACTTACTGCGGCAGCCGCATTTGGAGCGCCTGCGCTTAGGTAAAGTACTTTGTCGCCTGTTTGAATATTTGTAGAATTTAGGAATGTTTGTGTACCGTCTACGTATAAATCACCAGTAGCATGAATACTTCCGCCTACATATAAATCGCCACCAATACCAACGCCGCCTACTACTGTAAGTGCTCCGCTGTTTGTGCTTACGCTTGGAGAATTATTACTTAAATTTAACTGACTAGCAATAGTACCGCCAGAGAAGCTGTTAATTGTAGCCGCTGTTACGATTGGTGATCCATTAATCCAACCACTTTGTGCTAGGTATAATGTTTGCGCACCAATACCGCCATTAGGTAATTGTAATGCGTTACCTGTAATTGTACCAGTATTACTTGCGGTCTTGTTGATCCAAGTTGTACCAGCAATATAAGCGCCACCTTGTGATATCTGTAATGCTCCAAATCCTGGACCAGTAGTATCAGACGTTGTTGAAATTGTTACAGTACCGCCAATAGTTAACGGATTCAATGCCGCATTAATATTTGTAGCAGTAATGTTTGTAGCAATTAAATTACCGTAGAAGTTTTGACCAGCAAAAATATTACCGTATGCCGCAATACCACCAATAGTTCTAATAGCGCCAGTTACAGAGCTAACTGCTTGTGTAGTTGTGTTTACATACAACGGTGAAGTAATTGTTCCACCGTTAAATTGGTAACTGTTGATAGTTGCCGCAGTAATAATTGGACTGTTATTAATCCAACCTGCTGTAGCTACACGTAAGTAACCTACACTTGCTCCGCCTACTACTTGTAAGGCATTGCCAAGTGATGTTGCTGTATTGAACGAATTACTTGTGATATAACCTGTTAATGATTGTACTCCACCTGCGGCAACAAAGTTACCACTGGATGTAAAGCGAGCCCATTCAGTTACTGTATTTGTACCTAAGTTGTCTACGTCTGGGAATGTACCGCCAGCAAATACTAATGGCTGAGCTGACCCGTACTGTGTTGTACCAGCAGTAATCCAGTTTTCAAAACTTGCGCCACTATTATTAGAAATTTGAACAATATCTAATCTTGGAATATCTGCGGAAATAATTGTATTCCATAGACTTGATTTTAAGCTCAACAAGTTAGATACTGTGTTGACGCTCCATGCTGGGCTGTTGCCAGTTTGTAAATCAATACCGTATGCTGGAGTTGTAGTGCCAACACCAAAGTTCTTGTTGGCCGCAAAACGTCCAACTTCGCCTTTATTAATAATAAATGCTAAAGGTTGAGCAGTATTATTTGAACCTAACTGAATTGATGTTAATCCAGTATCCGGACCAAAATATCCATCAGCAGTAAATGTAGGATCAATAAAGTTTAATGATCCGCCTGACCAAATATTTCCACCAACACCTAAACCACCATTGATAACTCTTAACGCACCTGTTACTGTGCTAGTTGCTTGTGTTGGATCACTAACTGCTAGTGGGTTATTAATAGTACCACCAGAGAAGCTGTTAATAGTTGCCGCAGTAATTACCGGACTACCGTTAACCCATGCTTGGTTCGCCACACGTAAGTAACCAAAGCTACCGCCGCCGACTACATTTAATGCGTTGCCTGCCGCAGTTGCGGTATTAGCTACGTTTGAAGTAATTGTAGCAGTTGTAATTGATGCTGTAGTTGCTACAAGGCCTTTGCTAAATGTTGCTGTGCTCTGGAATGTACTTGTACCACCTACGTTTAAGTATTGGCCTAACCATAAGTTACCACCAATACCAGCACCACCATTAACAATCTGGAAAGCACCAGTAATTGTACTTGTTGCCTGTGTTGCAGAATTGATTGTAATTGGCTTGTTAATTGAACCACCGTTGAACGCATAGTTACCAATTGTAGCTGTTGTAATTACAATGCCACCGTTTACTGTTGCGATTGTATTAAACATCGCAGAGTCAGCATAGATACCACCACTTACTACTAACGCATTTGATGTGTTAGTTATTGTAGACTCTGATATGTTGTTGATGAATACTTGTCCACCAACGTTAATATTTTTACCTACTCCTAAGCCGCCAGTTAATACTAGTGACCCATTGTTATTAGCAGAAGAGTCAGTACCGCTTAAGAATGTTACATCGTATCCGTGTGTAGCAGTTAAAATTGGACTGCCGTTAATCCACGCATCTGTACCAGCAACATTCAATTGTCCACCAATCCATGCGCCACCTACAGTAGTTAACGCATTTTGTGTATTTGTTAATGTGCTTGAGAATGTTGAACCTAGGTATAAGTTTCCTGCGCCAATACCACCAGCTACTTGTAACGCACCAGATGATGTTGAAGTTGCGCTAGTGCCATTTTTAACAACACCGGCATTAACATAGAACGCACCCCACGCATTTGTTGCGGTACCTAAGAATAAACCATTTTGACCAGGTACAAGGTTAACGCTTGACTGCCAAGAAGCATTACCATCAAATGTTAACTTAGCATAGTAACCTGTTGAAGGTCCAACTGTAATTCCAGAACCTAAAGCGGCAAACGCTGTTACTGATGCTGTACTTACACCAATTGTCTTATCACCGGTTTGGATACTGTTTGAATTAATAATTGTTTGAGTACCGTCGACATATAAATCGCCAACTAAGTGTAGGCTACCACCGATGTACATGTCTTTACCAACACCAACACCGCCTACTACTTGTAATGCTCCAGACTGTGTATTGACTGCGTTTGTCTGATTAGTAATAATTAAACTGTTATTAATTGCGCCACCAGTAAAGCCATTCAATGTAGCAGTAGTAATAATTTGTGCGCCATTGATCCAACCACTATTGCTTAGATATAATGTTTGTGCGCCAATGCCACCGTTACCTGCTTGGATAGCGTTGCCTGAGATTGTGCTTGTACTAGATAATGTTGAGTTAGCAATTACTGTACTGCCTGACATAACATCGCCAGCAATTAATGATATAATTGTTGCTGTGCTTGTTACAAATAAACTGCTGTCAATAATTGTACCAGTTGTGCCGCCAATGCCAGCACCTTTAATATAAACTGAGCCAATAGTTGCTGAAACAGCAACTCCCCATGCTCCGCTACTTGTGCTAGCAACACCCTGAATGTGAATTCCATCAGACGCTTGAATTAATAATTCGCCAGTGCCTGCGCCAACTATTGGAGCAATAACACCAGATGACTGAATAAGGTTTGGACCTGTTGGATTTTGTAAGTATACATTACCCATGTTCGCATAATATGCCGCCGCACTTACAGTCATTGGAGTATTGATTGGACCACCGGAATCAATACCAAAGAAGTTACCGCCAGCAACTACACCAGCAACACGTAAATTACCTAAAATTCCAACTCCACCGTCGACTACTAATGCGCCGTTATTATATGCGGTTGATGAGTTTGTATTTTGAATTAACGCAGTACCGTTTACAGTTAAGTTTGTTCCAACGTTAACGTTATGGCCTACATATAAGTTATAACCAATACCTGCGCCGCCCTTAACAATTAACGCACCTGTTGTAGTACTTGAAGAATCAGTAGTATCTAATTCTGTTAGAGGGAAGTGTAATGGAGTTTGACCATCATATGTTCCGGCGTATGTTGATAAGTTACCGGTTGTAATAATTTTACTACCGTTAATCCAACCATCTGTTGTTAGGTATAATGATCTACCAGCAATGCCGCCAGCAGTCATTAAACTGTTACCGGCAATTGTTGATGTACTATAAACTGTGCTTGTTGAACTAGCAGTATCATAGTATAATGCTTTTACATATTCGCTTGCGAACCATGATGTAGCACTACCTAAGCCAATCGTATTATCAAACTTTGGTTGAATTCCAGCTGTTGTTATCCAGTTACCTGGGCTACCGCCATCATACAGGAATTCTGCCCATTGAGCATTTAGTTGGCTAGCATCTTTACCAATGATAATACCAGCGCCTGTTGAATTGATTGCGCTACCTGACAATGTACTTAGGTATAGAACTTTAGTACCGATGTCTGTGTAATTACTATTAATGTATGTGCTTGTTCCAGCAATACTAATACTTCCACCAATGAATAAGTTTCCACCGATGGTTGCTCCGCCTGCTACTGTAAATGCGTTAGAGCTTGTGTTTGTAATGTTAAAGTTACCAGTAACTGCTGTAGAACTGCTGAACGCATTTCCTAAAGTTGCTGTAGTAACAATTTGTGCGCCGTTGATCCAACCGTTATCTTTTAGATAAAGTTCGTATGCGCCAATGCCACCTGCTACGCTTAATGCGTTGCCTGCGGTTGTTGCTGTGTTTACGCTACCATTATTGATTGCGATAGCGGCAGTAGTTGAACCGCCACGTTGCGCAACAAGATCTAATGTATCGGTTGAGTTAATTGTAACAGTACCAGTTGACGCACTAACACTAATGCCAGTGCCGCCGGTTACACTTTGTACACCTAAGTTAACAATATTAATAGTAGCAGTTGTACCATTCTTTGTTACACTTGCGCCAATGTATGCGTCGGTAGTTGCTGTAATATTTGTTAATACAGAGCCACCACCTAATAGGTTTAAGTTGCCACCAACTGTTAAATTGCCACCAATGCCAACGCCGCCGTCAACAATTAACGCACCAGTTTGTGTGCTAGTTGAAGATGCTGTTGATGTAATATGTAATGCGTTTGGAACAATACCGCCTAAACTTTGACCAATTGTCGCAGTTGTAACGATTGCGCTTGTACCAATATAACCACCTTGTGCTAGGTATAATGTTTGTGCGCCAATTCCGCCGTTGATTGCTTGGAACGCATTGTTAGCAATAGATGAAGTACTAATAGCAGAACTTAATGATGTAAATGTTCCGCCAATATTTAAGTTGCCACCAATACCGGCACCACCGCCAACAGTCAACGCACCGCTATTTGTAGATGTGCTATTTGTTAAACTTGGAACTGATAATGTATTAACTGAGAACGCACCACTTACTTGTAAGTCGCTGTTAATTGTAGTTAATGTACCAGCTGGGTCAATTGTAATATCGCCGCTTAAACTTGCTATAGTATTTCCAGCAAGTGATAAATCACCAACACTAATGCTTGTTGGGTAGATTGTTGCGTTATGTGTACCGTCAGTAATAACTAACTGATTTAATCCAGATAAATTAACCTGAGCTGAACCAAAACTTACATTGCCTGTACGTTGATTAACTGTAAAACTTGAGCCAACACGGAAGTCGCCTGATTGGTCGACTGTTTGATAGTAAACATGTCCGTTGTTAGTTTGAATTACTTCATTCGACTGAACTACTAAACTTGCGTCATCTGTTAAATCGCCACCAGCTCCAATGAAGCTCATGTTGAACGCAATTAGTTTTAAATCTGTACCAGTACCGTTAGCAATAACACCTTGATTACCAAATACTGCGGCAGAACCGATACAACGTAATTCAGCACCGAACTGATGGTAGTCAGCTAACGCAATTTGTTTAGCAGTACCACCGCTCGATGAGCGAACGTCTTGTGTTCCGCTAGCATCGTCAATAAATCCAGTTACTCCGTTTCCGGCATCCATGTGTAACAATAAGATCGTTGACGCATCTGATGTTTCTGCTGAAGCAGGCGGAGTAAATGCTAATGGGTAACGATAGCTATTGCTTACACGGAAATCATCCATGTATCCTGATAGACTATCTGCTGGAGAGCCAGCAAGGCCGCCAATATCTAAAGGATCAGTATTATTAATATTACCGCTAGCGGCGGCGCTTGATGCTTCTAAATTACCATCTAGGTACAGTTTAATAGTGTTTGAACTACCTTGATGCGATAATGCTACATGGTACCACTGGCCTGCTGAAATTACACTAGCACCAGTAATAATTGTGCCAGCATGTGTGGCTTGTAGCAAGTTACCTGCACTTACGCTAAGTCTAATACTAGAGCTTAGTGTTGTACCTTTGTACATAATACGATTAACTTTACCTATACTTGTTAAGTAAATCCAACCCTCAAAAGTATAATCGCCTGTACCAAATTGGAAATCGTTATCGTTTAATACTTCAAGGTAAGAACCGCTTGTACGGAAATCACCTGCTGTAGTACCAAATTTAACAATAGTATTTTGTTGTACTGCGCCGCCGTAGGTAGTAACGTTCTTACCTGGACGACTTGAAATTGTTTCAAAGCCCCATACTGGACCGTTGAAATAAACATAGCTACCACTTACGCTTGCGATAGTACCACTAGCAAGTGTTGTTCCAGTTGATGAGTAATAAGTTACTACATCGCCAGGATTAAATGTTCCCGAAGTATTAGCAAGTTTAATTTTTGTTTTACCAACACCACCATATCCAGTTGTTCCTGATTGTGCGTTAATTGCTTTATCAGCAAAGTACACGAATCCGTTTAGTAACTCTGCGCGAGCACCGTTGGTCATGAACATACCAGTAGCATTTGGAACGATAAATGTTGCTTCATTAAACAACATCGCTGGTTCTAAACTTGTTGAATCTAATGCGCTACCGTCAATTAAAACACCGTTACCAGCGTCTGCTTGTATAAATCCGTATGGATCTGATGAGCTTGTTACACTACCTTTTGTAATTACAGAAAAACGTTCAACGTATGCTGATTTTGTTGTAACTTTTGCGCCAGCCGCATAACGTAATGCGTAACCTGGTTTGTAGAATCCAGTAACTGTAAAGTCACTGATTGTTGTTTCACCGTTTAATAAGAAACCGTCTAATGTATTTGTTCCAACAGTTGGTTGAACGATTGTAGCACGTAAGCCTGCACCTTTAACTGTTACACCAGTTGGAACTGTTAACGGGAATACTTCAGTGTAAGTACCTGCCTCAATATAAACGGTATCGCCACTTTGCGCTACTGCTAACGCATGTTTAATTGTCTTAAATCCTGAGGCAATTCGACGACCATCATTTGTATCCTTACCATTGCTAGTTACAAACCAAACGTTAGCAGAATAATTTAAAATATCAATACCGTTAATATTAACAGTACCTGTACCAACGCTAACTAAATCTAATCCTAGAGTTAAGGCAGAAACTGTGTTAGCATAAACAACATTTTTAAACTGTGCTGTACCAGCAATTGATAAACCAACAGTATTAGTATTCCACTGTGTTAATGTATTCCAAACGTTAATGTTGTCGCCAACACCAATACCACTAGTTACAACTAACGCACCTGTTGTTGTGCTAGTTGAAGTATCTGTTGCGGCAATTTTTAATTTGTTATTAATTGTTCCACCAGAGAAACTATTAATAGTTGCTGAGGTAACAATTTCAGCACCATTTAAGAATGCCTTGTCTGTGATCATCAATGTCTTAGCACTGATACCACCAAGTACCTGTAATGCGTTAGTTGATGTAACGGTTGTACTTGTTGTTTGATTTAAAACTTGAATAATGCTAGTTGTAGAATTACCACGAGCTACTACGGTATCAAGAGTTGAACTGTTGTATATACGAACATTACCAGTATAATACGCAGTACCGTCCCATGTAGAATACATGTCGCCTTGCGCTTGTACTGATAAAACACCAGTGTTAGTAATAGTCGAAACACCAACTTGCATACCGTTCGGTGCTAAAGTTCCAACAACACTAATACCAGTACTGCCTACTAATCCAATAATACCAGTGTTAGTTAAATTAACTGTTACATTAGATCCTGTTACTACTGTTGATAGAACAGCAATACCAGATCCTGCGTTGCCTACAGTTACTAATGTAGATGTAAGGTTAACTGATGTAACTACACGATTGCTGTTATCATATACTGAACCGGCATATATTGCGCCACCAACACCTACCCCGCCGCTTACAACTAATGCGCCTGATGTATTGTTTGTGCTTGCCTGAGCTGAGTTAAGAGTTAACTTACCAAATCGAGCATTACCAAAGTTACCACTAAATGGATTTGGAACAACTTCATTTCCGCCCGGAACAACATCAGTTAAGTAAACAAATTCACCTGTGCTAGACTGACGGCCTACATAGGCATGGTTGTCAAATAATGTACTAGACCCAGTATTGTAGTGCATTAACAGACCGCGATCTAAACCATCATTAATAGTTAGAGCAGAGTTATTAATTCCTGAACCAATATCAAGAACTGGATCACGGAAAACTGTTTGAGTTGAATTTACTGTAACAGTAGTATAGCTACCTACTACAGTTAGTCCGCCGTAGAATACAGAATTACCTGTAACATTTAAACTACGTCCAATGTAAAGATCTTGACCAATACCAACACCGCCAGTAACTACTAGGGCGCCAGTTGATGTATCAATAGAACTTGTAGTGTTCGCAATACGTAATGTTTGAGTTATTGTACCACCCAAGTATTGATTAATTGTACTTGTTGTAACAATAATTGCGCCAGCAATAGTAGAAGTATTTGTTACAAATAATTGTTGAGCGCCGATACTACCTGCTACTGTTAACGCATTTCCAGTAATTGGATCTGTACCTACGCTATTATTGTTAATAGAAATCGTTTGATCGGTATAGTTACCGCGACTAGCTACAGTTTGGAAAGTACTAGCATCGTTAATTATAACGTTACCAATAGGTTGACCTAGGCCGTTATAGTTGTCTGCTGTTACTGAAATATCATTACCGGCTGTTACAGTTAAAATACCTGCGTTGAATATTGTTACGCTTCCAGTTGAAGTGCTAACAACAATACCACTACCAGTAGTAATTGAAACAACACCAGTATTAGTTAAAGCAATAGTAGCGGTGTATCCACTATATGTTACTTTAGAACTTATACCTTGACTGTTGTTTGTTAAAATTGTGTTTAATAAGTGTGAACCACCACCAGTTACATCACCTGTTACATTTAAATTAGTTAGGACATTAAGAGTACCACCAATGTACATGTCCGATCCAATACCAATACCGCCCGGAGTTGATAAAGCTCCAGTAGTTGTTGATGTTGAATTTGTTGTTGTGTTAATTAATAATGGTTCACTAATTACACCGCCTTTGAAACCATCGGCTTGTGTTAAAATTTGTGAGCCTTTAATGAAACCTAGGCCAGCAATATTAATATTTTGTGCGTATATGCCACCAGATACTTGTAACGCATTGCCATCTGGTACTACGGTTGCTGTATTAACCGCAGTTGAGAGAATCTTTGTAATGTCGCCAAACTGTGCGCCTACTTGAAATGTACTAGATGAAGCTACATTAAGCTGTCCGCCGATAAAGGCATTCTCGCCAATTCCGATGCCGCCTGGCGTTGTGATTGCACCTGTTTGTGTGCTAGTTGATTGATAGTTCGCTAAGTTCGTTGCACGAACCACGAGACCATTTTTGACTATAAAATCGTCATTGTAAGCCATTAGTTTCC